CAGTCGCATTGCTGCGCATGAGCGTGACGCACTCAAGGCGGAGTCTGGCCCGCAGTACCGGTACGGGGTCGTCCGCTGGAGCATGAGCGCCGAGAATGCCGCCAAGGGACTCCGCGAGTTCAAGACGCGCGCCGGTGGAGCGCAGACGCACACATACCGGGTCGTTCCGGCGGGGTAGGTAGTAAATTTACTACCCATGGGGCTTGCGCATCGTGGCGTGGGCCCCGTAGGTTGTACCCGTAAGCACACGGACAAGGGAGACCACGATGAACGCCACCGCAACCGCCGCTCGCTGGATCACCACCCGCAACGGAAAGCGCGCGCTGGCGTTCAACGGCGAGACTGACGCGCAGGCACAGGCCCGGTACGACCGGATCAACGCCTGGCAGAACGACATGGAAACCGTGTTCGACGTGGTCGAGACCCCCGCCCCCGCGCTGGCTGAGCCCATGGTGTCGGATGAGGAGATTTTCGAGATGGAAGAAATGTTCGACGCGCCGGACGCGGAGCCGCGCAGCATCCGCTTCGATGGCCACAAATGCCGCCGCTGTGACGGGCACGGGCGCGATGGTGCCTGGCTCGGCGTGAACAACAGCAAGTGCTTTGACTGCAACGGGTCCGGCTGGCACCAGAGTGAGGCTGGTCGGGAGGCAAGCAAGGCGTACGACGCAGCAATCAATGCAGCCTACGTGGTCGAGTTCGGTACACTGAAGGTGGGAGAGCGCTTCGCTCTTATCGGAAGCGACAAGTGGCTTTACCTGCGCGTTGAGCGAGACCTGAAGGCACTTCCCTCGCACGAAAAGGTTGTTCGGGACCAGCCGAAGGGTACGCAGGCCCGGATCATGCGCGAGATTGCTGCGCAGTACCCCGGGGCGACGCTGGTCTACTGAATCAGCGAGGGGACTGGGTAGTAAATTTACTACCCGGTCCCTTTCTTTTTGAGCTGTAAGTTACCGTTCGGTATTGCCGAACGGTGTGCGTGTCTGGCATTTTGGCAAATCTTGACTAATCGTTCGGTAGTGCCCCGACCTGGCGCTTTGGCAACAGTGTTGCGCAGCGTAAATAAACGGACTGTTGCGCGTTCACACAATCTTCTAATGTGAGTCTCAGGTTCCGCTTAAGGGGCTATCGGGGAGAGAAAGCGACACCTACACATGGTGCCTACCGTCAACGTATTTATCGAAATACGTTCAGGGCATGACAACTGGCAATGGGTCACGCCATGGCCAGCGAACGCCGAAATGGTCTACACGCGGTACGAGTTGCTGCGGGTCGTCCGCACCTACGGGGTATGGGGGAGTCGGCTGGCCAATGGGTCACACATACGTGTCACGGCACAGGAACGTTTCTCCTACCGCTGGTGTGCTGAGTGGCAATGGTTTGACCACCAGCCGATCGGTGAACCCTGGGTGCACTGGCCAGCATGGGAAAACCTGTGTTTCGCCGCCCAGCTCCACATACCTCGCTACGTGGAACACGACGACCACCGGCTGATCGAGTCGGGGGCGACGGACGTGCGGACGCTGAGGCTTCAGCCTGTTGCCGACGACATACCGATGCCGGTAACGGTGCCCCATGTCCGCGACAAGGAGGATGTGCCCTACGAGGGGGCATTGCCCAACCTGTACGGAGAGACGAGAGGTAGGTTCCCCGCATGACAATCGGGTACAGGTGGACGCTTGCCGACAACGACGGCGATGGGGGAGTGGCGAACGACGTGGAAGACGTCTGTAGGGCCCTCACGGCGACTCTGCGGGCCACGTACGGCCAGGATGACCCGGAGACCCTCGCGAGGCTTCTGACGGGCTCCTGGGGGCCGTTGAGGCACACGATGCTGACCGATGGTACGAGCGCCACCCAAACGAGCGGTGGTCGCTGGCAGGGTTCCGCTGGGCCGATCACCGTGGAACTCTGGTGCCTATGACAACTCGCCTCAGCACAGCGGCACATGCCCGCTACCGCATCATCCAGGACCATCGCGCGGGGTACCTCCGGCCGTTCAAGATCCTTGACGAATTGATGGGTGGCCAGACATGCGCCCTGCCGGATGCCTCGGGCCATCTCCAGGAGCTGAGATTCGTGAACGCGAAAGCAGCGCGAAACTGGCTGGCAGCAGGGGGCGGCGAATGAGCGCGCCGGAGGCTGGCCGGTACGTGATCCAGCGAACGGGCCTGGGCGGGGTCTCGCCCTGGGGCATCTGGGACGGCTGGCTTCGCGACTGGTGCACGCTGGCCGACGGCGCGGAGCGCATCCCGCTGGAGTGGGCGAAGCGCGAACAGGCACAGCATTGGCTGCTGACGTGCCGGATGGCTTGGGTGTGGGACCAGGCGCCAGCGCCGGAAGGAGCCGGGGCAGTGCTCCGGGAACGCGTACAGCACGACGAGCGAGGGGAGCGTGTCATGACGCCCGTGTACGAGTAGGCGGACCCCGGAGCGCCCATAACGCCCCGGGATCCGTTAGGTAGCCACATTAGGCCCTGCCAGGCATCCTCGCCTGGCAGGGCTTTATGCTTCCGATCATGAAAACTCGATACGCCGTAACTCCCCTTGCCGACAAGCCAGGTTGGGGAATCCTCGATCGGCGCCTACGGGCGTTCTGCTCGCTGGCTGGCGTCCCGCTGGAATGGTCGGCGCAGGCAGACGCCGAAGTCTGGTTGTACCGGTGCCGCGTGGCTTGGCGGGGGGACCTGGTACCCGTCCCGGCTGGCTGGAACGGCTGATGTCCTCAAGGGTGGGCCTGTTCGCTCGAACGGGTATAGCCTTGAGGACATGAGTCAGAAAAGCCTGAATGTTGCCCTGTACCTGCGGCTCAGTCGGGAGTCAGACGACAGCACCAGCGTAGACACCCAGCGAGCAGCCTGCCTGAGATGGCTCAGCGCAAACGGATTCGACGTCGACGCGCCCAACATCGGAGAGTACGTCGACGCTGGCGTATCCGGCGCCAAGCCCCTGGAACAGCGCAAGGGGATGCGGGACCTCATGCGCGACAGGCCAGCAGTCATTGTTGCGTGGAAGCTGGACCGGTACGCGCGCAGCGTCTCCGAATTCCTACGGCTGGTGGCATGGGGCGAAGCGCACAATGTTCGCATAGCCACATCAGACAACACGATCAACACGACCACGCCCACCGGCCGCATGGTTGCTGTGGTGCTCGCTGCGCTGGCCGAATGGGAACGGTCGCTCATCATCGGCCGGGTCACCGAGGCACACCAGACACGCCGCACCCAAGGGCGGTGGAGTTCCGGCGGAGCCCCCTACGGCTACCAGATCGAGCGACGGGACGGGGGCGCGTATCTCGCAGTCGACCAGGAACAGGCCAGGAAGGTGCGCATCGCTGTGCAGGAACTACTCGCCGACGGCACGGCAACCTCAACGGCGTCCATTGTAGGGCTGGGCGCAATTCGCTGGCGGAGGCTCCTGAAATCACCCACCCTTCGCGGACAGCGGGAATACAAAGGCTCCCTTGTGGTCGGCGAGGATGGAATTACGCCTGTGCAATTCGCGGAGCCAATCATCAGCGCTGCTGAACACAAAGCCATCAAGGCCAGACTTACCGCGCTGGGAACAGGAGATGAGCGAGCACCCCGGAATGCCTCCCCGCTGGCGCATGGCTACGCCTGGTGTCACAAGGGCTGCAAGCTGAACGGCGGAAAAAGCGGGCGCGGAGTGCCGCTCTACAAATGCCAGACGGGTCACGTCACCATCAACGCCGAAACGCTGGACCAGGCGGTGACCGAGGAATTCCTGAGCCGGTTCGGGCGCGTTTCCGAGTTTGTCGTACGGCTGGAGGGCGGTAACGACATGTCCGACGCCATGGCGGAGGCACAAGAGGCAGCAGAGCGCATCACAGCAGCGATGGCCAAGGCCGGACCGCTCATGCTGGCGACGCTCAGCGAGAAAGCTGAAGAGCTGGAAGCCGCATACGCCGCTCTGAGGGCCGCTCACGACCCCGACGTAAGGGAAGTCCTGGAGCCCACCGGCAGGACCCTGGGGGAGGCATGGGAGGCTGAACCGGCACGGCGTAGGCATCTGCTCGGGGACGTGGGCCTGTCGGTCACGCTGCACCCCAGGGACCACGTGAACCGGCTGGAGATCAATTGGGCCAGCGGAGGGGACGATCAAGCTCTGCTTGAGTACCTCGAAGAGCTGTACTGAGGCACGGCATAGCCCCGGCGTCCATGGCGGATATCGGGGCTTTCTCATGTCCTTACAAAGTTATCCACAGGCGCCTGTGGATAACTTCGTCACGGCAGGTGGTGAAGTGTCAGCGAGTGCGGCGCTCTGACCAGCGGAAACGTGACAGAGTGGTGAATGGGGTGGCTACTTATCATTGTTGTGTCATGCGTTAAGGAGTAAACAGAATCTACCCCCTACTTCACCACTACCGTCACCGGCCCCCTCGCGCTGAATAGCCGCACGTGATCCCCGTCACAGGTAGTAAATTTACTACCCTAATCCGCCCACATCGGGAAGCGCTCGCGGTCTAGTAGTGGTACAGGCAGGGATACCGCGCACCCTCACCGGCCAATCGGCCCCCGGCGGACTGAGACCCTCCTGTGTGGCTATGGCGCCCTTCCCACTCTCCAGGAAGTTGCGCGCCTAGCCCTTGCCCCCTTAGCTCAGTGGTCTAGAGCGTCCGCTCGTCATGCGGAGGGTCACCGGTTCGAATCCGGTAGAGGGCGCGGCGGTGCCTGCGGAAACCCTTACTCCGCTTGGGTGGCTTTGGCCATGGTCGTAGTAGGCGACCCCCGCGCTTACGGCATGTAGCTCAAATGGTAGAGCTGCGGCCCTTGGCGTCGCGTTGCGCTGGTTCGAATCCAGCCACCTTCGGGTGTAGCTCAGAGGTAGAGCAGCGAGCATTAGGCCGCGTGTGCTGGTTCAAGTCCAGCCGTGTCGACGTAGGGCAGAAAATAGGGCCGTGACTGGCACCGACGATATACCCTTGGGTGAAACCGGCGCAAACTAGTGGGCTAGTCACTCACGAAGCGCGCGGCGAGTAGCCCTAAATCTTGGTAAGGGGGCGCGAGAGCGCGAAATGCCACCACCCCCAAGCATCGGTGCCGCCTGCAAAACGGCGGAATGGCCCGGTGCCAATGGCGTGTAGCTCAATTGGTAGAGCGCCGGACTGTTAATCCGGATGTTGCTGGTTCGAATCCAGCCGTGCCAGCCTTCCCGCTGGTGTAATTAGCACAGTACCCCGGACAGGGGGCAGGTGCCGGTAGCCAATCCGGCGCGGGTCGCCATTTCGCATTCGTATAACCGGCAATACACCGGGCTCTGGACCCGGCAATCCTGGTTCGAATCCAGGGTGCGAAGCCTGTATCGGAGGTACCCCCATGCCCCGTCGGCCGTGCCTGCGATGCAAGGTACTAACGCATAACCCCTCACGCTGTGATGCATGCGATGCACTGTGGCAGCGTGATAGGGATCAGAGGCGTGGGTCTGCGTCAGCACGTGGCTACACCAGTACATACAGACGTACTGCAAGGGCAGTGATCAGTGATCATCTGACCAAGCATGGTGCACGCTGCCCAGGGTGGGGAGTGCCTGGACATGCCAGCACAGACCTGACCGTGGATCACGTCGTGCCCCTGTCCGCTGGTGGAACCCACGAGCGCAGCAACCTCCGTGTTCTGTGCCGTGCCTGCAATAGCCGTAAGCGTGACGCTGTGTAGTACCTATCCACTGACCGGCTGCCTGTGACTGCTCCATACCTGGCATGAGGCAGCCCCGTTCGTGCACATGTATGCCCCGGGGGTGGGTCAATCTCTGACCTGCGGTTTTACGGGGACCCGGCCCCCATGGCCCCGCGCATCTCTGCGAAATTGGGACCCCGGGGGTCTGAGCCCTATTTACGCGCCGGAAGCGCATATTCACGCAGAAATCGGGGGTACCGGATGGCTGCCGGACGCCCACCGGTTCCTACTGAGCGTAAGCGCAAGCTGGGTAATCCTGGCCAGCGCCCCATACCGGCTCTCGCCGACACGACGGCCGTTGCCCCAGTCAGCGAAGCCGCACCCGATCACCTCGCCGAGGCTGGCGCGGAGATGTTCCGGCGCATTGTTTCCGGCGCTGCCTGGCTGGCCGAGACCGATAAGCCAACGCTTGAGTTGCTCTGCGAAAAGGTCGACCGGCGCGAGGAAATGAAAGCGGCGCTAGCCCGCAGTGAGCTTGTGCTCTTCACGGACAAGATGTACGCCTACCCCAACCCGCTGGTCGGCATGCTATCCACAATCGAAACTGAGATAGCCAAGCTGTTCAGCGCGCTGGGGCTCACGCCTACGGACCGCACTCGCATGGGGCTGGCCGAAGTCAAGGCGCGTAACGCGTTTGAGGACTTCCTAGCCAAGCGGGCAGGGTCGTAAATTTACTACCCGCCGGAGGAATCATGAGTCGATGGGGTGACCTGATTCCCCACCGGGAAGATGACGAATCGTGCCTCTGTGGCTGTCAGGATGAGCCGGAGGCGGACGAATGAGCGCCCCCTATCTGCTGACCCCGGTGCCCCCGGAGCATGCGCAACGCGCGGTCAAGGCAGTCGGGGTCATGCTCGAATAGTCCAAGGGCTCGGTTGCACTTGCGGCAGATCCACCCGAGAATGTCGGTGCCGTGTCCCTTGTAGGGGCTCAGCGGATCGCCTGCCGTGTTGCAGATATCGCAGGGCTTTGACCGGCGCTCCGTGAATTCTTCCAGGGGCATACCGGCCGCTCTCGCCGCCTTCAGGGCCCATTTGTCCCTGTAGTAATCCGGGTCGGCTGCTTTCGAAAGAGCTTCGCGCTCGCGCTGGGCTGTGTTACTGCATTCCCTACACCACGCGCGCAAGCCATCTCTCGCCTGAGCGTCCCTGTTGAACTCTGAGACTGCCTTTGTCTCGCTGCACTTTGTGCATTTCTTAGTGTCCACAGCCGAGCAGTCTAGCATGGGGGAGTTTACTTGACGGCCCCTTATCTGCTGACCCCGGTGCCGGACGCTGACATTACGCGTGGCGACGGCGCACAGTTCGTCAGCTTCAGCGAGAGCTTCCTGCGGGTTACCAAGGACTCTGTTGGTGGAGACAGCGGCTCACTGCTGCGCTTCCGGCCTTGGCAGGGTGATGTGATGGGGCGGCTACTGGCGCGACGCGCGGATGGCCGCTACCGGCACCGACAAGCGCTTATCGGCATGCCCCGAAAGAATGGCAAATCCGCCGTTGGCGCGGCCCTTGCCATTTACGGACTTGTTTCCGGCCCCAAGGGTGGCGAGGTCTACAGCATCGCTGCTGACAAGGAACAGGCCCGAATCGTTTTCGGTACGGCCAAGAAGATGATCGAGATCGCGCCGGAGATGGCGAACTCTTTCAACGTCTACCGGGATGCGATCGAGCTACCGGCGACCGGCAGCGTGTATCGGGTGCTCAGCGCTGAAGCCTTCACCAAGGAAGGTCTGAACCCGCACCTGACGATCGCCGATGAGGTCCACGCGCAGCCGACGCGAGAGCTGTGGGACGTCATGTCGCTGGCTTCCGGCGCGCGTGTTGAGCCCATGATGGTCGGCATCACCACCGCTGGCGTGAAGAGCGACAGCACGGGGGGCGACTCGCTGTGCTACGGCATGTACCAATACGGCGAGAGAATAATCCGGGGCGAGATTGACGACCCGGCGTTCTTCTTTGCCTGGTGGGGTGTCCCGGAGGGGGCCGACCACAAGGACCCGGAAATATGGACCGCCGCTAACCCCGGCATTGACGACATTGTCTCGATGGAAGACTTCCATTCGAGCGTTCTCCGTACGCCTGAGGCGGAGTTCCGCACTAAGCGGCTGAACCAGTGGGTGAGCACAGCTCAAGCCTGGCTGCCTGCTGGCGCATGGGACGAGTGCGCAGCTACCGCCGGAGGCATTCCCGATGGTACCGAGGTTGTTCTAGGTTTCGACGGCTCGTTCAACAACGACAGCACGGCCCTGGTGGTGGTGCGCTGTCCGCAGGGCGAGGACGACAAGCCGTTTGTTGATGTGGTCGCCGCATGGGAAAAGCCTACGGATGCTGACAACGGTTGGGCCGTGGACATTTTCGACGTGGAAGACGCCATTCGGCAGGCGTGCCGACGCTGGCAGGTTCGAGAGATTGTCTGCGACCCGTTCCGCTGGGCGCGCACTTATCAGATCCTCGAATCCGAGGGGCTGCCGATTGTGGAATTCCCCCAGTCGCCCTCTCGTATGGTCCCGGCTACGCAGCGGTTTTACGAAAGCGTCATGAACAAGACGCTCACGCACAGCGGAGACCCGCGCCTGGCGCGCCATCTGTCGAACTGTGTGCTCCGCACCGATTCGCGTGGCTCACGGCTCAGCAAGGACGCCAAGAACTCGCCACGCAAGATCGACCTTGCCGTGTCCGCTGTCATGGCGCTGGAGCGCGCTTGCCAGGAACCGGAGGCTGAGCCCATTCCCCAGTTCTTCAACTGGGCAGATCTGTAGGAGCCCCATGGACGAGACACCCAAGCCCACGTGGCGACAGCGGATAGGCGCCCTACGTGCCCGGATTCCGCGTAACGCAGCGTCCGACTCTTTCGACGTGAGCGGGTTTGGCTGTCTCGTTGGCGCGGCCTGGTGGTGGCACCCGATCACGGGGCTTGTGGCGCTGGGTCTGGTGCTGCTCTTCTTCGGGTGGGTGACCAGTGATTAGGCGTGGTGTAAGCAAGCGTTTTTACGCGCCGTCTGGCGGGGGCGATCCGTGGACGATTCCCAGCAACGGGAGCCTTGCGGCGTATACGGCCTCTGGCGTCCCTGTGACCGACGAAACGGCCATGCAGCTACTCGCGGTCGCAGCGTCCGTCCGGCTGCTCTCAGACGCCGTTTCTGGCCTTCCGTTCGACGCTGTGAAGTCCAACGGGGACATTCGCGAGACCGTGTCACCGGCTCCGGCCATCATCGCCGACCCGTTCGGGGGAGCGGTCACGGCCGGTTTGCCGACTCGCCGTCAAGGCTTCGGTCAGCTCATGGTCTCGCTGTTGCTGCGTGGTAACGCCTATTGCCTGGTGCTGGCCTGGGACAACCGGGGCCGACCGGCGCGGCTCCGCGTGCTCCACCCGGACCGTGTGTCCTGTGAGTTCGACGCGTACGGACTGCGCACGTACAAGATCGACCGAATCCAGGTGGACCGGGAAGACATCATCCACCTCATCGGCATGTCGCTGCCTGAGTCGCCGACCGGCATGAGCGTGATTGCTTACGCGCGGCAGGCGATTGGCCTTGGGCTGGCCGCTGAGGAGTTCGGAGCGCGTTTCTTCGGCGAAGGCGCGCACATGACTGGCGTTGTCGAGATTGACGCCGATCTGGACAAGGAACGCGCGCGGAGCATAAAGGAGAATTTTTCCGCATCGCACGCTGGGCTGAAGAACTCCCACACGGTGGGTGTGCTTACCGGCGGAGCCAAGTGGAAGCCTATTTCCGTCACGCCGGATGACGCGCAGTTCCTGGGCACTCGCGCGGCGCAGAATCTCGACATCGCGATGATTTTTGGTGTCCCGCCTCACATGCTGGGCCAGGTCGACAAGACAACCTCTTGGGGCACTGGCATTGAACAGATGGGTCTAGGCTTCTTGGCCTACTCGCTGAGCGCGTGGCTTGGCCGGTTCGAGGATGCGTGGTCGGTCATGCTGCCGAAGCCGCAGTCTGCCCGGTTTGATGCGGACGCATTGCTTCGCACGGATGCTGCCGGACGGTACGCGGTCTATGGGGCTGCTCGTAGCGCTGCCATTCTCACGACCAACGAGATTCGCGCACGCGAGAACTATCCCCCGGTTGAAGGTGGGGACGATATCGCCGCTCCGCTGAACAGCAATGTCAAGCCCATGAAGGATACCGAAGCTTCGCCGTCACCGGCCAAGGCAGATGCGTTGGGAGCAGTGCTCTGATGAGCGATTTTACGAGCCGTGCCCAGCGGCGAAACGTGCGAGAAAACCGCAGTCGGCCCTTCGAGGGTATGGAGCTGCGGGAAGTCGACGGCGGGACCCTTCGCTTTACCGGCTATGCGTCCGTGACCGAGTCCGCCTACGAGATGCAGGACTGGCTTGGCGACTACACAGAGGTTATTCGGCGTGGTGCCTTCAGTAAGACGCTGGCCGAAGGCGCGGACGTACCTCTCAAATTGAACCACGATGGCATGACGCTGGCGCGCACGAAGTCGGGCACCATGCGGCTTGCCGAGGATTCCACCGGGCTCCACGTGGAAGCTGACTTGGATCCG